CGCCACCGCAGGTAACTGGATTCACATCATCGTAAATCGTAGAGCCTGTGATAGTCCCCAACCCAGCATTAAAAGCCCAAGCACGAATGTCAGCCCACTTTACTTCATACTCAAAATCTCTATTCTCAGAAATGTCAATAACTGTAGAGTAAGTTTGGTTAAATGGAATGGCACTACCTGGCGATGTAGCTGGATTGTAGACAATACGAATACGTCCTCTATGATATTCAGAACACACAACATTAAATCGAAATTTAATAGAACCTTGCCAAGCCTCAAATGGTGTTGCGGCGTAAGCTAATGCTGTGGTGTGAACTTCAGAGACGACACCTGATGTGACTGTGTCTCCATAAAGAGGAGCTACAATCATAGAAGTAAGCATAGTATCCGTTGTTGCTGTTTCTGGCCAATCAAATTGTCTGAAATAAGACCATCGTTGTGCAATAGAATTAACAGTTAACTCATCTTCACCTCCGAGACCCATCAATCTAGTATCTACACTCAATTCATTTTTAGAATCAAGAGTTAACTTAATAAGGGCCTCAGGAGCGTCAGAGTTTGTCATATTTCCCATAACACGCGGAGTGAATGGTTTAATTTCATCTAGAATCTGAGGGCGAGAATATCCAAAGATGCGGGCAACATCTCCAATCCGTGTGGAGACTAGAGAAGTTGCTTTCGCATATGGTGCTAGTACTGGAATCTGTGATAAAGCATCTGCAGCCGAAGCAATTGCCGACGCAGGTTTGCTGATTAATCCTCCACTTGAAAACTCATCGTTAGACGATGTGTTAGAGGAGTGCTTCATCGGTTTCTTTGATTTAGTACTGGCCTGTTTACTGTAAGGCTTAGGAAATCCGAACTCATCAAGATCAGCTTCTTCAACCGCACCCTGAGCGGATGCAGTAGTAGGAACTGAAAGAGTAAGGTTTTCAGCCCAACAGAAAACAGTAACGGTAATGGGGTCTGTGCCCCCATTGGCATGTTCAAGAACATCGAAATCGTGAATGTCAATTTCTCCCATTTCATCAGGCCAACCAGCCTTCGTAATATCCAAATAATTTTCTGGCCATATAAATGGCAAGAGCATTTCTCCTCCCTGAGAAGAAGTTGGATCTAACAAAAGATGTGGCTTTTGGGAAGCTTGCATTAAGTCCTGTTCGATAAAAGCTCTATTGACAGTTACCTCATCATCTGTAACAAAAGGATTGTAAGATAACAAAGCACGACCATAGTAAAAGCTATTACCGTTGACTAGAACCTTCAAACGAAGGTTGCAGCGCAAGTTACGATAGCGATTGATCTTATCAAGGACGTCAGCATTGCCGAAAAATTCGGTCCACGGATTGAAACGCGTAACCGACAACGCAGCCGAAGGAGTCCATTGATACTCTTTGATTTTAATCGGCCTACTGAGGAAATCACCCAGTTGAGCGTCAGTGAAACCCGAGAGTTTTGTTGTTTCATCGGGGCTTGCGACGATGTCGTATGACCACGGTGAGTCCCCATCGACGAAGTTCGTCGTCTGGGCGCTCGATTCTTTCGAGACTTTGGAGATGTTATACGCTGCACCTCCGTCAGCACTTGAATTATTTTGGCTAGTAAGTAATTTAAGTATATTGGATTGGGTACGCTACTCTACGTTCCATCCTCAGTATATTTGGTTGGTTGGCGAGGCCTCCCCTAAATAGGGGTAGTCAACTGACTGCCACGAGACATGCAAGCCTATATATAGTATACAAACATACAAACTATCTAACATACGGTAATCCAGTACATGAATGCTATTTTAAACTTATCACCACGAATAGCTCCGGGGTTTGCTCAAGTTTCACGTCATTGCGGGACGGTGCTACCAATTTAGCAGTCATACTTCTCCTTGAACATATCAAGACGTTGGTCATAGGTGATCTGAAGCTCAGAACACATGTGGGAGAGGTTTGCTTTATCGGCAACTTGAATCATCTGCTGACGGCGCAATTCATACTTATCGCGTCCGTGCTGAAACCATTCTCTGAGAGCACCATCAATGTTCATGGCACTCTGGTCTTCGGGAGACACAACCTTAGACTTCAAAACAGAGTGAAGTGATTTGAAAATAGATGCCTCTTGCAAAGCTCCATGAATCAATCCAGTATCAGGATTGTAAATGTTATGGCGCTTCAAAAAGTCAACATCTCTATCATTCATATAAGGTGTGGGTTCAGATTCCTTGTCTGGCATCGTGAAAACCATATCACGTTCAGCCAAGAATTGAGCAAAGGAGATATGATTGAACCAGTCATATCCCTTACGGACGGAACCAGATACATCATCACCGTATGTCATCATAGAACCATTTCTACGGAAAGGTTCTGGGAGGCCGAGTTCGGCAGGCCACAAATGAAAATACGCAGAGCGCATCAACAATGAGTTGACAATACAGTTAATGTATACGGTAAGATTTTGTCCTGATGGATTTGATCCGCGATGGATAAGAATGTCACCATTGTAAGAAACACAAGCAAATGCAATTTCAGTGGCAACTCCTTTCATAACGAAAAGTTCAGGAGCAGAGTAATCTCCACACTCCTCAGCAATGTTGATCATGCATTTGAAAGCAGCAAGAATTAATGATGCAGGCATCCTTAAGTCATACTTACTGTAATCTCCAGCAAAAACACGGTCAGAACCGAATTTCAACATATGCTTGGCGAGCTGGTCCCACTCAGGACCTTGAGCGTTCACTCCCACTGCACACTCCGATGCCAAAGGAAACAATGACATGATGCGAGCAATAGGAAGGAAATACTTACGGATCAGCAATTGGAAAGCAAATTCGCATGCTTGAAACACACGCACTTTCTCCTTGCCTTTCTTAGTAGGCTCATCCTTCACACAGGCTTTGAAAATAGCATAGCACCGCTCACCTCGAGCAAGTAACTTTTCCATTTTCCTAAACTCTTCCATAATTTCTTCGTCGCACTCAGCGGGACACATATGGTCGGGATAGTCCTCAGGATCTAGCAAACGAATACAATCGCTTTTAGGTCCTGAAAGAGGAAAGCCTTTGGAAGTACCCTTAGGAATGGCATCAATAAATCTCTTACCATCAATTCCACACAAAGTTTGCATTTCATTAAGTGGTTTCAATTCGTTGAAAACCATTTCCTTAAATTCATCCTTAAGAAGAACTTCAATTAGTCCATTGCAATAATCTTGAACAGCTTTGTCAACAAGTGAAGGCTCAACGCCAGCACTAGGATTAGCAGAATGTTTTAAAGACTCTTGCCACATTTTCCAAGAATGAAATTGGGGTGGTCCAAAGTCGTTCGACACTCCTGTTACTTCTTCAACAATATCAGAAATAGGGGTAGGAATGACAGAACTTTTGGTATGAGTAGCACGTTGGTTGTTTTGTCCCACATACTCAACGTTGCTTCCAACAGGAAGATAGTTAAGGGGTGATTTGGGATGTACATCTTGATTGATGACAACTTGCTTATCATATTTGGTAACTGGGAAGTCACCGTTCACATGGCAAGGGAAAGTACCCTTCCATTCCTTGTGAGCGTTGTGAACTGCTTCATTGAGTTCAAGACGCGAAATGTGCAACGCTTTGCCGCTGGAATGTCCAGTGACTCCACGTAAATGGATGCCAATAATAGTAGGGCGAGCAAATGCGCCCACTAAAGTAGCCATGCACATACCAGTGAAAGTATTGTATGGTGCATTATATTGGTATCCGGGTCCTCCAGATTCGGAGTTTCTGATGTAGTTAGCACGAACTAAATCATCTCTCACGTCTCCCGTTTCATCACGATAGATCAAATGGGCAGAACCTGATGCGGTACATTCATTAGGAAATAAATCTTTAATATCCTTATGAATTCCGCCTGACTCAATAGAGACTAGGCAAGCATCTTTTCCAGGGATTGGAACCATGGAATTGACACTAACATATCCCCTGAAAGTAGAGTTCAGGTTGAGAGGATCTCCTTTGGTGACAAGAACCTTCATATCTTTACGATTTTCAAAAATGTGTAGTGGCATGAGATACAAAGTACCTCCTACAGCTAAGATATCGCAAGATTGCTGAAAGCCATTCTCAACGAACTTGGCATGAAATAAATTCTTGGTGACACGCGAAACCACTTGTGCTTCTGTCATAGTAGCATTTTTAGGAGTCACATGTAGGGTGGATGCAACAGCATTTGCCCAAGGATTTACTTCCTCATCCCTTTTCTTAATCTCTTCAACGGTCTCTGGTGCGAGAACTGTTTGCTGCTCATGTACTGTCCTCATCGTAATGACTAAGGAATATAGAACTTTTGCAACAACACAGATAGAAAAGAATTGAACTGCCTTGCACTTTCTAATAGAAGCGAATAAGTCATGGGTCACATCACGCCGTGAGGCAAGTTGTTCGCACATGTCATTCTTCCACTTCGTGAGTACGCTATAATGAATAAAGGCACACATAAGAAATGCGAAGACAATCAAAGATAGGGAGAGACATCCAAAAGGCAAACCAGTGAGACACATAAACATAAAAAGCGTAATCATGTTCTTACGAGATTCCCGTTCAAGTTCCATAAATTCTCTAGCATGGTAAAACATGTAAAGTTTCTGGATCACAGGGCTCTCTACTACACGTAATGGTAGCCGAACTGAGATAGCATTCATTGTTGGAGTGAATTTGGTAAATTGCTCTCGGATGGATTCGAATGAGATTTGTGGCATAGCTTGCATATCAAAAGCCTTAGCAATATCAGAACGATCATAACATTCCCAATCGGAATCGGGTGTCGGATCAGTAGTAGAAATGGAATAGTCCAATGAAGAAATAGAACTTTCTTCAACACCCATAGGTGCTTCTTCTGGTAGATAAGGTTCAGGCTCAGGGGCTACACACTCACACAGAGTATGCGCCAATAGGCAAGTAGCACAGTACTGACGAGATGCATGCATTTTGCCCGATTTGGCAACAATGCGGCGTTGATTGTCAAAATGCTTTTTACACATAGAAGTAGTCAATTTCAACGTCTCGTGAATACTGAGAGGTTTGTCATCCTGCAATTTTCCACTAGCAGGGGCTGTAAGGGTAACCTTATTGCGCATATCGGGGACATGTGCATAGATTTCCCAAACATCAGTTTCGAAATCTTCTTCTGGAAAGTCAGCCATAGCTTTGAAGGAGTCCAATCTTCCATCAGGAAGTCTGTACTCAGGCTTAGGCTTTACTTGAAGATGAATATCGGCACGACGTACAATGGACCCAGGGTTGATGGATCCAAGACGTGCATGATTGGCAAGTGGAGCATTACTAGTCACCATAAAAACGCAAGGGCGAATTTCAACTTTTCCTTTTTCATGAAGGTCAGCTTTGTTCGCATAAGTGATCATATTGTTGTTGATGTCGATCATACGTTCTACTGGTGATTTCTCAAGAAACTCGGCTTTGGTATTGCCCATATCGTCAAAATAAATTCCTTGAGTATCTCCTTTGATGGTGGAGTCAAATTTGTCGGATTCTTTGATAATAGCTGTATGCTTGGGATCCGGGTCTGCACCCGCAATACTTAAACAATCAGACATCACCAATTGAGCGACGGTAGACTTACCAACGCCAGTATCACCAAAAATATATCCAGTGAATGGGGCGTATCGGAGAGTTCCATCAATTCGCTTGGCAGAATAAGCCGCACGATTTACTCGTAAAGTTGTAAGACGCTTTTCTAAGACACCAGATTGCCAAGTTCCTTTTGCAGAACGGTAGGCAGTCTCGGCCATTTCAATAGCTTCTTCGAGCATAGATCCATATTCTAGATCATTGATGGGACGATAAACACCCTTATAATTAATAGGATTCGCACACAGGTTAAAAACCATAGCGTGCTCATGTAATTCAATAAGAGTGAAGTAGAGGTCATCAAATTCTCGACCAGCATCGGTCGTGAATAAGAGAGGTGCCAGGGAACCTTGCTTGAAACATTCGTATCCACCTTCAATGAAAGTGACAACTGTGTCGAGCATAGCGCCCATGAAATCAATAGCGGTAGCGTGTTTGCGGACACTACCAGCTCTGAAAAGTTCAACGCCTTTGACGTTCCAAGATAAACTCGTCACACTGCATAAGCCAATAGAAGCGGCTAATGAAATAAGATTAGAGATTTTCTCAAAACAAGGTGCAGAACGCACGGTCGCCCAATTTTCACGTAAATTGGGCAAAAACGAAAGCCAATCTTGTTTGTCGGCTTCTCCAGCTTGGGGTTCGAAAATGTTATAGCCAAAAGTAGTCTTCAACCACGCGAGTGTGGGAGCCTGACTAAGGACTGATTCAATAATAGAACCTTTTCTCATGGTTTTGAGGCCAAGAGCAAGTTGGGCTGCAACTTCAGATTTCGAGTTGCATTTGGGGAGTAAAAATGCTAGTAATCCTAGATTCTCTAGCATGTTGAAAACATCTGAAATGTTCTCTTCGACTTGCATACTGACAAGCGTGTTTTTCGCTTGTTCAAGAATGCCCTTTGGATAAATCCGTTCCAACAACGATTGGTGAACATAAAGAGGGCTGCGTTTAGAACGATTCGAAGATTGGTTAGAAGACTTGGTCTTCTTCTTAGAATAATTCTTAGCTTCTTTTTTGTTTTTATCGCGCTGCGCTTGTTTTGCCTTTTCGATTTTGGCAGAAGCGGCGCTTCGTTGGTACTGAGATTTGGCGGCTACTTTGGAGTTGAAAGTATCGCTCTGTGGTACAAAATTTGTTTGGTTATTAATTGAGTTAGAAGGTAAAGGTATCTTACCATGACACTACCCAGGGTCATGGTTGTAAGTTGTTGTTTGAAATTCATATGCTTTTCCCGCGGGGGATACATATTCGAGGTCACTTACCTAAACGGGTACTATTTGCATAGCACACGCAACCTAATACTGTGTAACTGGCTCGTCGCCATGCTCACACAGGAGCATTGTACACGATATGACTGATTCGTTCCTTCTCAGGGGAACAGTATGAATACAGCGTCAAATCGCTTCATGTACTCGCGTCAAATAATGGGAAATGAATAAAACTAAACACACGACTAACTAAAATTTGCGTGAATTTACTGAATCAAAATAAAAGATCGATAATATATCATTACGATGTAGAATAGTATTCCTTGACAATACAAGGAGTTATTCTAATACACCTAGACAGTGATTTCAATGATTTAACATGAAAGAGTGTAAAGTTCGATCCAAATCTTTTCTAAGATTTGAACAACCTACAATGGTACGGTAGGAATTATTTCTCTATTTGGTGATAGAAGGAAAACTAGGGGTCAACCTAGTATAAAAAGATTGGCAATTACAAGAAAGATCAGTTCTGGAAATTTCTATATAATTTCTCTTTAACCTAGACGGATGTCTAAAACTAAGAGCTAAGACTGCACGACATATCAATTTGGTAATTGAATGCAGAATAGAAAAAAGACTGGGACAG